TTCCAATATGGACGAGCTATAGTAGCTTATAATCCTTTGGATACTCATGATGATTTTGGTACATTTTCGGCTCTTGTGCCTGCTGATTTAGTTCAGACGTCACAATTGCCGCATGTTTATCTTGATCCAACGACATCCACTGGAGGTGAAATGACATTGCCATTTTTCTTTCATAGGAACTACGTGAATTTACCTAACACAAGTTATGATGAGTTGGGTAGGGTTTACGTACAATCGTTGAATTCATTGAAGCATGCCAATGGAGCTAATGATGTTGTCACGATTTCTATATTTGCCTGGGCTGAGGATGTAAGTTTGAGTGTGCTCACTACTGTTGAGCCTACAACTATCATACCTCAATCAGGTAAAGAATCTGAAGTTGATCAAGCAAATAAGATGGGCATTGTCTCTGGTCCTGCAACAGCAGTTGCAAAGGTGTCTAATGCGATGAGCGTGATTCCAGCGATAGCTCCTTTTGCTCTTGCGACTTCATCAGTTGCAACAGCTCTTGCTGGAGCTGCCAAATCACTTGGATACTGCCGACCAACAGTTACCAAGAATCCTGATCCTTATCGTCCTACACCCACATCACAATTAGCGACAACAAACACTCCTGATACAGCCATTAAATTGACTGTTGATGAAAAACAAGAGTTAACTGTTGATCCTAGAATTGCGGGTATTGGGCCCGATGATCCTATGTCTATTCGTGAGATAGCTAAGCGTGAGAGCTATCTCACTAAATTCACATGGGCTATTGGGACTGCTCCTGAGACTTTGTTATGGAATGCTCGACTTGATCCTGTTACTTGGGCTGAAGATGCAGGACCACCACAATCATTTCATTTTCCAGCTTGTGCAATGGCAGCTTTGCCTTTCAAATACTGGACAGGTACTATGAGATTTCGATTTCAAATTGTTTGTTCAGCCTTTCACAAAGGCCGTTTGAAATTTGTGTATGATCCAAATTTTCTTGCATCAAACGAGTACAATGTGAACTATTTGGAGGTGATTGATATTGCAGATACACAAGATTTCACTATTGAGATTGGTAATGGACAGAATGATACCCTTCTGGATCATCACCGACCCGGTCTTGATTCAGTGACACAAATGTACTCAACAACTCCGTATGCTTCTACAGAAGAGGGCAATGGTGTTTTGGGAGTTTATATTGTGAATGAGCTTACTACTCCCAATAGCACTGTGAACAATGATATTGAAATTAACGTTTTCGTTTCGATGGGTGATGATTTTGAAGTTTTTGTACCCGATGATCATTTTCAAGCTTTTGTGTTTAAACCTCAATCTGGTATGGAAACGCTTGTACCTGAGAGTCAAGACACAGAAGAACCCTCCGCCCCACAACATTCCAATTCTGATAAGTTGGGTCCTGCGATGCAAGATACAGCTTTAACGAATATGGTATTTACTGGTGAGAGTATTATGTCATTTCGTCAAATTCTTAAGCGTTACAATTTGTGGAGAAGAGAATCTTATGCGACATCTGGTCTCTTTTTGAATGTTGATCGCAAACAAAATATTTATCCCTTCTTTAGGGGCGCGTTTGGAGGTGCTGTCGATGTCACTGGTGCTGCGGCCCCGTATAATTATTGCAATACTGTGATGATTCATTGGGTTACGAATGCGTTTGCCGGATGGCGTGGTAGTATTCGATATAAGATTTTGTTTGATACAAATCGAATTACGAGTGCTACGAACATGTCATCGCGTGTATATGTTGCACGAGAAGATATAGCGCCTGCTGGAGCTGCTAAGTATTCAAATGTATCCGTCGCACAAGGTTTTTATCTTACCAATGAGGATGCTGCAGCGCAAGTGATTAAGGGAAACACTGATGTGACTGGTGTGAAAGGTATGGTTTTTGCTACTGATGTCATTAACAATGCCATTGAATTTGAAGTGCCTTTTTATTCACCTTTCCGGTTTGCCCCAGGGAAGGATGCAAATTACACTAGTGCAGCAACCTTAACACGTGCACCAAATTGGATCATGTGCGCTCGTTTATATCAGAATGAGCGTACGGCAATGGATTACCATGTTGCAACAGGTGAGGATTTTCAAGTTTATTTCTTTACTGGATTACCTCGCATGTATTATGAAGCGACACCACCTGCACCCTAATCTTGGCAGACTATAAATAGCCAAAGCGTCTTGGTTGACGTTAAATAATCAGGTATATGTAAAACCTTAATTTACATCTAAATAAAATAAACCTCTGTGGCCGAGGTTGGCGTTGAAAAGCGACCGGACTATCCGCCGAATTAATTTGTACTACCTTAAACAGGTTGCATTATCATTCGGCGGAAGTCGATGATTATGTCCTGTGGAGAATTTCTCCAGGTCCTGATAAGGGAGTCACAAATTTTATAGCGG